AACAACGCAAGCCGCTGACGGATGAGCAGGCTGACAGCATCATCAACGGACTGCGTACTTGCTTGCACCGTGACAGCATGCGCAAGTTTTTAAAAGTGTGGCTCCGCGATTGGGCTGCCCACGGCGCGAAGGACAAGGCATGAGAGAGATCACGTACCTGATCTACATCATCCTGTGGGAAGGCATGATCTTCGGCGGCATTGGCTACGCCGTGTTCGGACTCAACCATTCTGGTTGGTGGGTTCTTGCAGCGGTATTTATTGGTGGGTGTGCGTACTCACCAGAGCGATGGATACATGGAAAGGTAAAGTCATAATGACATGCAAACACAGATACGAGCCAACCTTGTTCGGCATCAAGTACCGCAACCCAAAAGACTATTGGTGGTGCTGCAAGCGCTGCGGCCACACCATATTCTCTGGACTCAAGGAGGAGCGATCATGAGCGCCGTCAGACAATTGGCAGCATCGATTGAGCAGGTCTCAAAGTCAATGCTAGAGTTGGGTGAGGCGCTCTATGAGCGCATCACTCGAGAGTCGAAGCGCATCGATGCACTCGAACAAGAGATCGAGCGACTCAAGCGCGAGCCTCGCAAATCATTTGGACAAAAGATCAGGGAGCGATCATGAAATATTTAATCATCGCCATGGCACTACTGCTTGGCGCGTGCAGCGAGGAGGGTGTCGCTCGCAACCAACAAAACGACATCGTCACCGACCAATGCCTGCGTGCTAAGCTGGCTCAGCAGTGCCTGAAAGATGCGCCAGCAGGACCGATGGCAGCGAAGTACAACGACTGGGACGAGGTCGTCAATCAGTGCGACACCAACGCCATGTACCAATCACGACGTCGTCGTCAGTACGTTTTACCAGAGTGTGCACTATGAGCCGCAACGACATCACTGGCGACTCACTCGTGAGCAAGGCAGCCACCGAGGAATACAGGACCAACCTCGAGCGAGTGTTCGGGGTCAAGAAGCCTTGGTACATACGACGCGACGAGCAAGCACAACAGGAGCAGACAAGTGAACATCGACAAGCTGAATCTGGACAAGCCAGCACCACTGACGAACGCTGAGCGCCAGAAGCGGTGGCGCGCGAAGCAGGCAAGTCGCGGCATCACCGTGGGCTTTCACGCGCACACCGAGGCCACGGCTGCCCTGCTGTACCTCCGCAAGCAGTGGGGCTTCACCAGCAACCAAGAGGCCATCGAGGCCGCGCTACGCCACCTTGCGCTCGAGACTCGCATGGGTCTAAAGCGCATCCAACTTGACGCCGTTGACGTGCTCGACCAGCGGTGATATAGTGCGCCTCGGAGCAGTGTCTCCAAAATCAGCCCGCCGCGTGCGGGCTTTTTCGTTTTTATTGACCCCCTGCCGCCCTTTCAAGTGTCCGTCTCCCATGAGATAGGGATGGCTAGGGGTGTCATTCATCGTCTTGTGGAGACGCCACAGTGGACAAGAAAGCAGCAAAGAATGAGCGATACACCTAAGAAACCCATCAAGCGCAAGTACGTGCCAGAGACGGTGGCACTGCATCGCAAACCAGAGCGCGACGCCGCTGAGGTCTTGCGCGAGCAGGTTCTTGCCGTGGCTGATGAGGTGTTCGATCGCTACGTGTGGGGCGAATCGTTTCAAGCGATCGCCGACACGCTCGACTTCAAGGTGGCTGGTTGGAAGCTGCGTGCCATCCTCATGGAGCACGAGACAACCAAGGAAACCTACGCCAAGATCGGTGCCCTGCGCGCCCACAACTTGGTTGACGCTGCCATCGACTACGGTCGCAGCGCCGCAGCCATTGGTGACGCCGCAGGCTTTCGCGTTGCCGTGGATACCAACCTCAAGGTGGCGGCCAAGCTCAACGTCATGGACTATGGCGACAAGTCAAAGCTCGAGCTGACTGGCAAGAATGGTGGCGCCCTTGAGATCAAGGCCGACCTCACGCTCACCGCAGAGCAAGCCTACGAGCGCATGGTCAAGGGCATCTGATGGAAAACTTCGATTGGATCAACCCAAACTACGAAGCGGTTTTTCAACAGCGCGTTGAGCGCCTCGAGCGCATGCGCGCGCAGCCCGAGATCGTGCATCGACTCAAGGACTACTACGCTGGCAACCCTGCCGACTTCATCAACGATTGGGGTATGACGTTTGACCCACGCTTGGCCGAACGTGGCCTGCGCACCGTGGTCCCATTCGTCCTGTTCCCCAAGCAGCGCGAGTTCATCGACTGGCTGCTGCAGCGTTGGATGAGCCGCGAGGATGGCCTAGTCGAGAAGTCTCGTGACATGGGCCTGAGCTGGCTCACCGTGGGCTTTGCCGCATGGATGATGCTGTTCAAGACTGGCACTGTGGTGGGCTTCGGCTCACGCAAGGAAAGCTACGTCGACCAAATCGGCAACCCCGCGTCGCTGTTTTGGAAGGTGCGAGAGTTCATCAACCTGCTGCCCGCTGAGTTCCAGCCTGACAGCTGGGATGCGAGCAAGCATGCGCCGTTCATGAAGATCCAAAACCCAGAGAACGGCTCGTTCATCACTGGCGAGGCTGGCGACAACATCGGTCGCGGTAACCGCACATCGATCTACTTCGTGGACGAGGCCGCCTTCTTGGAGCACCCAGAGTCAGCCGACGCCGCGCTGTCCCAAACATCCAACTGTCGACTGTACGTGTCCACGCCCAACGGCGCGGGCAACCCGTTCTATCGCCGCGCGCACGACGGCAAGACCAAGAAGTTTGTCTTCGACTGGCGCGACGACCCACGCAAGGACGAGGCTTGGTACGAGAAGCAGAAGGCCACGCTCGACCCAGTCGTGCTGGCCCAAGAGGTTGACCGCAGCTACACCGCTTCGGTGGCCAACGCGTTCATTGCTGGCGAGCTGGTCACGGCCGCATCGCGCAAAGGCCCCATGGATGTCATGCCATACGGCCCGATCATCATGGGCATCGACGTCGCTCGCTTCGGTGACGACGGCAGCTCGATCAGCCTGCGTCAAGGGCGCGTGCTGCTGCGTCAGATCAACTTTCGTGGTGCTGACGTCGTCGACGTGGCTGGCCGCGCCAAGGAGGTGTACCGCGAGCAGATGGGTGACATCGCCCAGATCGCGGTCGACACCATCGGCATCGGCTCTGGCGTGGCCGACATCCTGCGCCGCGACTTCGGCGACATCGTGGTGGACGTCAACAGCTCGCTGCGCATGAGTGATGGCAAGAGCTACAACCTGCGTGCGCACATGTGGCGCGAGATGCGTGAGTGGCTCAAGGCTGGCGCCTCAATTCCAAACGATAATGCACTGATCACGGATCTGACTGCTTTGCAGTACGGCTACAAAGGCGGCGAGCTTTTGCTTGAGAGCAAGCAAGACGCCAAGAAGCGCGGCATCAAATCACCAGACAGGGCTGATAGCTTGGCCCTGACATTCGCTTACCCAGTCGAGAAGAAAGACGATTGGGTGGTCCCAACAGGGCAGCACCATGCTTGGGCTGCACTCGACGAAGTAACGGGCTATTGAGGTAAACCATGAACCAAGAAACAAACAATCGCGATTTCGCAGTCATCGACGGCGAAGACATCATGACGAAAGAGCAGCACGAGCAGCGCGTCAAGCAAGAGGTCGAGCAGCTGCACGGCGTCTTCTCCAAGATGCGCGACAAGTGGGTGCAGTACCGCGCCGTGTCTGGCGTCGAGAAGCGTTGGCGCAAGGCGGCTCAGCTCTACTGGGGTGAGCACAACAGCACCACTGGCGAGTTCGAGAACACGTTACGTAACGGCCCGCCAGCGCGCAAGGTCACGGACGGCAATCGCTCACGAGTGGTGGTCAACATCGTGCGCCCCAAGGTGGACCAAGCCATTGCTCGCATGTGCGAGATCTTGTTCCCCACCGACGACAAGAACTGGGGCATCAAGCCTACGCCAGTGCCAGAAGTGGCCGCCATGCAGGGCGACGAGCGTCAAACGGTGAACCCCGCCACGGGCGAACCCACAGGCATGACTGCCAACCAAGAGGCTCAGCTCGTGGTTGAGGCCGCCAAGAAGTCTGCCGACGGCATGGAGAAGTCGATCGACGACAGCCTCACCGAGTGCAGCTTCAATGGCGAGAGCCGCCAGCTGATCGACAACGCTGTGCGATTGGGCACAGGCATCATGCACGGCCCCTTCCCTGCCCGCCAATCGAGCAAGGTATGGCTACCCCAAGAGGGTGGCACGCAAGTGCTTCAAATCAACGAATCCATCGTCCCAGCGTCTGGCTCGCTGGACCCGTGGAACACGTTCTTCGATCCCGCCTGCGGCAACGACCACCAACGTGGCCGTGGCTTCTTCATCCGTCGTGACGTGACGCGCAAAGAACTGCGCCGCCTCGTCGGGATTCCTGGCTACGACGCCGACGCTGTCCGCGACGTCCTTCGCTCCCCACCCAATCGCATCCGCGTCGCCGAAGGCCGCGTCATGCGCGACGTCATCCAAGAAGACAGCTACGAGATGTGGACCTACCACGGCGAGATCGAGCCTGACGAAATGGAATTGCTCACCTCGCGCACCAACGTTGACCCCCTGACCGACGTAGACTTCGGCGTGCTGATCATGGTCAACGACAAGATCATCGGCGCCATGCAGTCTTGGGTCGAAGACAAGAGCCTGCCCGTGGATGTGTGGTGCTGGCGCAAGGCCGACGACTCGCCTTATGGCTACGGCCTGTGCGACGAGCTGGAGCACCAGCAGCGCGTGGTGAACTCTGCTTGGCGTCAGGTCATGGACAACGGGCGCACCTCGCTTGGTGGCCAAGTGGTCATGCGCAAGGGCATGATCATCCCCCAGAACGGCAGCTACGAGATCACCCCCAACAAGATCTGGTTGGCCAAGGACGACACCGAAGACGTGGGCAAAGCCTTCAACGTGTTCGAGTTCAACAGCCACTTGGCTGAGCTTTTGCAAATCGCTCAGGCCGCCATGACGTTTGCCGACCAAGAGACGGGCATGCCCCAGATCATGGGTGGCGAGAAGGGCAGCGCGCCCGAGACCGTCGGCGGCATGGTCATGCTGTACAACAACGCCAACAGCGTGCTGCGCCAGCGCGTCAAGCTGTACGACGACTGCATCACCCGTCCCCACATCGGTCGCTACTACGATTGGAAGATGGCCAACGATCCAGATCCAGAGATCAAGGGTGACTACGAGGTCGACGCACGCGGCTCCACTGCGCTGATCGAGCGCGACATCCAGAACCAAGCCCTCTTGAACCTGGCCAACATCACCAACAACGCACGCTACATCCCTCACCTCAAGGAGCGCGCCGAGTTGTCTGCCATCTTGAAGGCATTCAAGGTCAACCCTGATGAGCTGATGAAGACAGAGGACGAGTACGCTCAGTTCATGCAGCAGCAATCGCAGGCCGCGCCGCAGCAAGACCCACGCATTGTTTCGGCCGAGATGAAAGCTCAAACCGAGATGGCCAAGTTGGAAGACAACAAGGCGCAGCGCGAGTTCGAGGCACAGAAAGAGCAGGGCGAGTACGAGATCGCAATGACTGGCGCCTCCATCACTCGAGACCTCGGCATCGCCAAGCTCGAGCAGGACGGCACACTGACCCGCGAAGAGATTGCCGCCAAAGAACGCTTGGCCTCGCTCGAGATCAACAACGAGCGCGAGCTGTTCAATGCCGAGGCCGCCTTGAAGGTGAACCAAGGTAGCGGAATTTAATTTGCACACACCATGAAAATGATGTACTATTCGCGTCGGGTCAGTGTCTTTGCATACTGGCCTACGGTTTTTTCATGAGCCATTGGTTGAGGCGGTCCCTTAAAAAAGGACCGCCTTTTCTTTTACGGAGACGACATTGAAACTTGAAGATTTCCACAGCCCATGTTGGAAGCGGCTTTCGCAACTTGTTGATGAACGGATCGACGAGTTACGAAAGCTCAATGACTCTGAACTGAGTCCTGAGCGAACATCCTCGGTGCGTGGTGGCATCAAGGAGTTGAAAAAGATCCTCGCCCTTGCTGATGAGGCAAGCGCGGGAGCAGCTGTTGACCCCGATGAATTAAGCGGCGTCGACATTACCCGCCAGTAATGGTGACAAGTGAGACGACAAACCAATGAACGTACAGGAACAAACCAATCCACAAGACGAAGCCCAGAAGATTTGGGACCAGCTCGAAGCAGAGGAAACTGGCAAGGCATTGCCAGAAGACAAAGCAGAGGGAACTCAGGCAACTGAGTCATCGGATTCGCAACAGCCCGCAGATCAGCATGCAGCAGCACCCGCCGACAAGGCCGATGCACCCGCAGCAACTGATGCCGCAGGTAATGAGCAATCGTTGATGGACAAAATCGCTGGCTTGGAGAGCATGCTCGGCCAAGTTACAACTCGTCTTCGGAATGCAGAAGGCCATATCGGCGGCTTGAATGGTCAGTTGAAGCAACAGCAACAACTTGCCAAGCAGGTAGCCAGCTCAGGCGGCGAAGCACCTAACGCGGATCAAATCCGTCAGGCGCAGGGCAGCCCAGAGGCCATGGCCAACTTAAAGCGCGACTACCCAGAGTTCGCGGACGCAATGGAATCTGCCTTAAAACAGCAGATGCAAGAGCAGGAGCTGCGCATTCAAGCGTTGCTCAAAGATCAAAAGGGTGGCGTGAGCCACGAAGAGATCGCTCAAATGCGTTCAGAGCTGGCGGTGGAAGCAAAGCATCCCAATTGGCAAGATCGTGTACAGACGCCTGAATTTATGGGTTGGCTGCAACGCCAACAACCCGAGGTACAGATGCTTGCGGCGAGCGAAAGCCCGCGAGATGCAATTCGATTGCTTGATCTGCACCACGAAGCCATGAACTCAGCAACGTCAGCAAACAAAACGCAGCGCCTTAGCTCTGCGGCGGCCATCCCTTCAGGTCGCAGCGGTTCGTCAGTACGAACCAAAGCGGTCGAAGATATGACGCCACAGGAATATTGGCGCTATCTCGATGAACTCGACAAATCAAAAGGTAAATAACCATGCAAACCTATTCCTTAGTTCCCTCACGGAACCTCATCATGGCCGAGCGCGAAATGCTCAAGCACGCCATGCCAATCAAAGTTTTGTCTACCTTCGGTACACAAAAACAAATCCCTCAAAACAAGACTGACACCGTGGTGTTCCGTCGTGCTTTGCCTATCGATGCTGGTACTAACGGCGCACCTAGCGTGACCGCAAGCAACTACTTGATGCAAGAAGGCGTGACTCCAGCAGCTCGCACCATCACGTATCAAGACGTGCAAGTGACTCTGCAACAGTACGGCGTGTTGATGAAAATCTCCAGCAAAGCTGAGTCTATGTATGAAGACGACATCCCAGCTGACATGGTGAAGTTGGTCGGCGAGCACATGGCTACTCTGGAAGAGTTGATCTCTTACGGCGTGGTTCGTGGCGGTACAAACGTTGTTTACGCTAACGGCTCTGCCCGTACAGACGTGAACACCGCTGTGACATTGAACAAGCTGCGTCAAGCCGCTCGTCAATTGGAAAGCGCGTTCGCTCAGTTGGTGACCGAGAAGTTGGCCGCCTCTGTGAACTACGGCACTCAGGCTGTGGAACCTGGCTACTTGGTGTTCATCCACACCGACTTGGAAGCCGACTGCCGTAACCTGACTGGCTTCGTTCCTGTCGCTAAGTACGGCTCACAAAAGCCCGTGCACGAGCGCGAGATCGGTAGCGTCGAGCGTTTCCGCTTGATCACATCGCCTTACTTCAAGCCATTCTTGGCTGCTGGTGGCACTGTGACTGCTGGCGCTTTCTTGTCAAACGGTGGCACTTCTGGCACTACTGCCGACGTGTACCCAATGATGGTTGTGGGCCAAGAGGCTTGGGGTCAAGTTGCATTGAAGGGCCAAAACGCCATTCAACCAATCTACTTGCCCGCAAAGCAAATCACCCACGCTAACCCAATGGGTCAGTTCGGTTACGTTGGCGCCAACTTCTACAAGAACGCTGTGCGCTTGAACGAAAACTGGATGGTCCGTTTGGAATGCGCAGCCTCTGGCCTGTGATGAGTGAGGGCTTCGGCCCTCATTTCCCTCTCGCAACTTTTTAAGGATTTTCAAAATGTCTGACAACTTATCTCTCTCTCAAGGCGCAACGTTCGCTTTGAACTCTGGCGCTTTGGCTGAAGGCACAAACGCCAACACCATCAAGACTACTGCCGACATCAACTACGTGATCGACGGTCGTTTCTACAGCAAGTCAACCACTGACAACATCGCTATCAGCTACTCTGGCGCATCCGTGTACCAAGCCGCTGCTGGTGGTATCCAAGCTGTCAACGGTGGCTTCACTGGTGGCGTGAACGGTTCTACTCGCATCTACGGTATCTTCTTGGATACAGCTGGTGCAGTGTCGATCTTGCCTGGTCCAATCGTTGACTCTGCTGAGTTGGCTGCTGGCCGCGTTGCCTTGCCTTTCCCAACAGCTCCACGTGGCGTTTGCCCGATCGGCGCTTTGCGCATCGCTTTGACTGCAGGCGTGACCTTCACTCCTGGTAGCACCGACCTCGGCGCCACCAACGTGACTGACACGTTCTACAACTTGGCTGACATGCCAGCCGCACCCTTGACCGCCTAATAGGCAGTCTGGCACTCACCTTCGGGTGGGTGCCACCCCCTTTAATCCATGGAGACCATGCAATGACCAAACCCACAACCTACGAGCGCAAAGGCACCGTCGACTCGCACAACGTCGACATCGTCGGCGCAGTCCAATCAGTAGCGGACGCAACAGATGCCAAGGGCATCGAGATCGATACTGATCGCGTGATCAGCACCGATGCATTTGACAATGCTGTGTTCATGCGAGACGAGCTGATCGTGTTCCTGCAAGAGCCTGGCAACGAGAACGATCCAGCATTTGTTGAGATCAATGTCAACGGCGACTACCGCTTGGCCGTGCGCGGCAACGAAGTGAAACTGCGTCGCTACCACGTCGCTGTGTTGGCCAATGCCAAGCAGTCTCGTGTGCGTCAAACCAAGGTTGTGAATCCAGATGGCAGCATGGGCTTCCGCGAGGACAACGTTCTGTCGTTGACCTACCCGTTCCAAGTGATGCACGATCCCAACCCAAAGGTTGGCGCACCTTGGCTCCGTCAACTCTTGCAAACACCAGCTTAATACATGAACTACCTCGAGCTAACTAAGATGCTGCGCCAAGAGTGCGGCATCGCAGGCACTGGCCCTGCATCGGTCGTTGGGCAGACTGGTGAGGCCGCGCGCCTTGCCACCTACATCAACGATGCTTGGCTCGAGTTGCAAGGCATGTACGACAACTGGGGCTGGATGCGTTTGCCATTCAGCTACCAAACAGTCGCTGAGCAAGGCGACTACGCACCCTCCTCCACCATCAACGACCTGACGGGCAACGCCCTAACAGATCTGCGTTACTGGTGGAAGGAGACCGTGCGCTCCTATCGCACTGACATCGGCATCTACGATGAGCAGTGGTTGGTTGAATGGGAATACCAAGTCTTTCGCAACACCTATCGCTTCAACGCGCAGGTGAGCGGTCGACCCGTGGTGTTCGCCATTCATCCAACGGAGAAGGCAATGATGCTTGGCCAGGTGCCAAACACCATTTACACCATGGTTGGTGAGTATCAGCGTCTACCGTCCTCGATGACAGTGGATGCAGACTTGCCAACAGGCTTGCCTACCCATTTGCACAAAGTCCTCGTCTACAAGGCGATGCAGTTCTATGGTTTGTTCGAGGCTGCACCAGAGGTGTTAGCTCGCGGTCAACGCGGCGAATCAGCTTTGATGGCACAGCTCGAACGCGAGTGGCTGCCTGAAGTCTCCCTCGGCAATCCATTGGCATAAGGAAACGACATGGCTCAGCCCCAAGTCCAAATGCCAAAGGTCAACTACGACCTAATCAACCTTGCTGGCGGTCTCGATCAGGTGACCCCAACGCTATCACTGAAGGCTGGCTTCGCACGACGCGCGGCCAACTTCGAGTGCTCGATCAACGGTGGCTACACGCGCATCGCTGGCTACGAACGATTCGATGGCCACGCCAATCCATCCGACGCTTTTTACAACGTCTTGATCTGCGCGCTGACTGGCGCCGTTGCCGTGGGCGACACCGTTACGGGCGTAACGTCATCAGCCACTGGCAAGGTGATCGCACGCGACGGCACAAAGGTTGTGCTCACTCGCGAGACTGGCGTGTTTGCAAACGGAGAGACCATTCAAGTTTCTGCCGCAAACGTTGGCACGGTGACTTCGGTGCAGGGCATGGACATGGACGGCCTCACCGATGCCACGTATCGAGGTCTTGCGGCTGATGAATACCGCACTTCGATTTCGGCAGTGCCAGGCTCTGGGTCCATCCTTGGCGTTGCCTACTTCAAAGGCACCGTCTACGCTTGGCGCAACAACGCAGGCGCCACGGCTGCCAAGCTCTACAAGTCCACATCCTCTGGTTGGTCTGAGGTAGCCCTTGGCTACGAGATCAAGTTTGATGGCGGCACGGCCGAGATCTTTGACGGTCAAACTGTGGTGGGTGGCACCAGCGGCGCAAGCGGCGCTGTCACCCGCGTCGTGCTCGAGTCGGGCACTTGGTCTGCAGGCACTGCCACTGGCAAGCTGATCATGTCGATTACGTTGGGAACCTTTGTAAACAACGAGGCGCTCACCGTGAGCAGCGTGAACAAGGCTGTGGCCGACGGTACAAGCTCTGCAATTACGTTGGCGCCTAGCGGTCGGGTTGAGACTGTCATTGGCAACTTCGGTGGTGGCACAGCCAACACGAAAATCTATGGCGTTGACGGCGTCAATCGAGGCTTTGAGTTCGACGGCACGGTGTATGTGCCCATCAAGACTGGCATGGCCACGGACGTGCCCACGCGCGTCGCGGTGCACAAGAACCACTTGTTCTTTGCATTCGGTGAGTCGTTGCAGTTCTCGGGTATCGGTGAGCCGTACCAATGGTCGCCGCTGGTTGGGGCTGGTGAGATTGCTTTGAATGGAGCGATCACGAATTTACTGGTCCTGCCTGGTAACCAAACCACGGGCGCCCTCGGTGTCTACACCCGCAACGACACCAACATCCTCTACGGCACCAGTTCAGAGACCTTTCAACTCTCCACCTTCAACACTGGTACTGGTGGCCTGCCGTTCACGTCTCAAAACATGGACCAAGCCTACGTGCTCGACGATCGTGGCGTCATGAACATGAACACGTCGTTGAACTACGGTAACTTCGAGTCCAATGCCTTGACCCTGCGCATTCGCCCGTTCATTCAAGCGCGTCGCAACTTGGCCACGGCCAGCGTGCTCAATCGCGAGAAGGGCCAATACCGCATCTTCTTCAGCGACGGCACTGGCATCTACATGACCTTCAACGGCAGCAAGGTGCTTGGCATCATGCCCGTGCAGTTCACCAACTCGGTCACGTGCTGCGTCGAAGGCGAGACCCCAGACGGCTCGTCCACCTCGTTCTTTGGTTCAACCAATGGCTTCGTGTACCGCCTAGACGCTGGCACATCTTTTGACGGCGCGGTGATTCCTGCCAACATCAACTTGGTCTTCAACAGCGTCAAGTCGCCTCGAGTCTTGAAGCGATTCCGCAGAGCCAGCGTCGAGCTGACTGGTGATTCGTATGCTGAGATCTCGTTTGGCTACGACTTGGGCTACCGCAGCGTCGAGCTTGAGCAGGCCACGGCCACTCAATACAGCAACGACTTGCGCTCGAGCTATTGGGACGACATGACGTGGGACAACTTTATTTGGGATGGGCGCGACATCTCACCATCGGAGGTGGAAGTTTTGGGCACGGCAGAGAATATGGCTATCCAACTCTCCTCTGTGTCAGCGATAATTAAACCATTCACGGTGAACAACATCATCGTGCACTACTCAATGCGTCGAGGACTTCGATAATGGCAAACGATTTTTACAACCACGGAACGTACCCAACACCGAACTCCGCAGGCTCATCAGCCTCGATGAGAGCCGAGTTGGATGCAATCTCCGCAGGCTTCAACAAACTCCCCACACTCACAGGCAACGGCTACAAAGTAGTCGGCATGAACGCTGGTGGCACTGCAATGATTGCAGACCCCAAGTTGATGAACGTCGACTTCAGCACAACAGCGACCGCTGCTGGTGCAGTTGGCCGACTGACGTGGAACGACACCGACGGCACGCTTGACCTCGGCCTCAAGGGTGGCAACGTCACCTTGCAAATCGGCCAAGAGCAAAACGTGCGCATCTACAACGAGACCGCATCAGGTTTCACTGATATGCAAGTGGTGCGAGTCACTGGCTCGTCAGGCACGCGCCTCACCGCTGACTTGGCGCAGGCCAACGCAGAGAACACATCAGCCTCAACATTGGCCATCATGACTGAGCCAGCAGCGTCTCACGCTGAAGGCTTTGCCACCACGTTTGGCCTGATTCGTCAGGTCAACACATCGTCGTTCGCGGAAGGTGCCACGCTGTACTTGTCACCATCGACGGCTGGCGCCATTACAACCACTCAACCAAGCGCTCCGAATCACACAGTGATCTTGGGTTGGTGTGTTCGCTCTCACGCGACACAGGGTCAGATCTACGTCAACATCAACAACGGCTATGAGTTGGACGAGTTGCACGATGTGTTGATCACGTCTGTGGCCAACAACAACATGCTTCGCTACAACTCGTCTTCGGGTGTGTGGCAAAACATTGCAGGCCCCGCAGGCGCGGTGGTTGGTACAACCGACACACAGACGCTGACCAACAAGACCGTCAGCGGCGGCACTGTGACAGGCGCTGCCGTCATTGGCCTCAGCTCACCAACCAACAGCGGCGACGCTGCCACCAAGGGCTACGTCGACACCGCTGACGCCTTGAAGTTGAACCTCTCTGGTGGCACGATGTCTGGCGCGATCGCCATGGGCACGAGCAAGATCACTGGCTTGGGCAACCCCACCGCTGATCAAGACGCTGCGACCAAGGTCTACGTCGATGGCCTGATCCAAGGCTTGGATGTCAAGGCTTCTGCGCGCGTGGCCACCACCGCAAGCATCACCCTATCAAACACGCAAGTGGTTGACGGCGTGACTTTGTCCGTCGGCGATCGCGTGTTGGTCAAGGACCAATCGAGCGCGGCAGAGAACGGCATCTACTTGGTGGCTTCAGGCTCTTGGACTCGCACCACCGACGCTGACGCATGGGCCGAGCTGGTTTCTGCCTTCGTGTTCGTCGAGGGCGGCACAGCCAACGGCAACAACGGCTACACCTGTACCGTCGCCGCTGGCGGCACATTGGGCTCGACCGCTGTCACTTGGGTGCAGTTCTCAGGCGCTGGCCAAATCACTGCTGGCGCAGGTATGACGAAGTCGGGCAACACGCTCAACGTCGTCACAGCCAACTCAGCTCGCATCGTCGTCAACGCTGACAACATCGACTTGGCCACCACTGGCGTGACCGCTGGCAACTATGCCTTGGTCACCGTGGACGCATACGGCCGCGTGACCGCTGGCTCATTGCCTACCACTCTCTCTGGCTTTGGCATCACTGACGCCTACACCAAGACGCAGATCGACACGAGCTTGGCCCTCAAGCTGAACTTGGCTGGCGGCACAATGAGTGGCGCCCTCGCGATGGGCAGCAACAAGATCACAGGTCTTGGCGCACCCACCACCGACTTCGACGCGGTCACCCTCAAGTACGTCAGCGACTTGTATGGCTCAACTGCAAGCGCCGCCGCATCCGCAGCTGCTGCATTGGTCAGCGAGAACGCTGCGGCAGCAAGCCAGTCAGCGGCCGCCACAAGCGCCAGCAACGCGTCAACTAGCGAGACCAATGCCGCCGCATCAGCTGCGGCCGCTGCGGCCTCCTACGACTCGTTTGACGATCGCTACCTCGGCGCAAAGTCCACGGCCCCAACCGTGGACAACGACGGCAATGCGCTGCTCGTGGGCGCTCTGTATTGGAACACTGGTGTCAGTGCTCTCTACATCTACGACGGCGCTGCTTGGGCTTTCTACGGTTCGCCAGACCCCGCTGGCACAGGCGTGGCCATGGCCATCGCTCTCGGTTGATTAACAAGGAATCAAAATGGCAAACAATTTCACCTCCTACGCCAACAAAGATGTCGGCACATCCGCAGCTACCGTTGTCACCGTGGGCGCCTCGACGCAAACCACAGTGATTGGCATGTCGTGCGCAAACACCACAACAAGCCCCGTGACTGTTGACGCTTACATCACTCGTTCTAGCGTAAACTACTACCTGATCAAAGGCGCCACAGTCCCTGTGGGCGGCGCTCTCGTGATCGTTGGTGGAGACCAAAAAGTTGTGCTGACTACGAGCGACGCATTGAAAGTTGTGTCGTCTACCGCCGCGTCACTGGACGTGGTGACAAGCGTGCTCAACATCACCTAAGAGGTAGACGATGTCCTTCATTGGTAACACCCCAACACAGCAAGCGTTCACCGCTGCCGTTGATGTATTCAGCGGCAATGGTTCGACCACTGCCTTCACACTGTCGCGCCCTGTCGCTTCCGTGGCGCAGGTCGAGGCCGTCATTGAGAACGTGCAGCAGAGTCCAGTCGATGCGTACACCGTCAACGGCAACACCATCACGTTCACCAGCGCACCACCATCTGGCA